ATAAAAGATATTTGATTCAAAGATATCCTACTTTAAGAATAGTAGAACCGAATCAAACTAAAAAATCTCGTAGGTTATTCTTCCATCAAGGTATTTGGGTTGGTAATGGTAAAGGATTGAGAACCGTCTGGATGCCTTTTACCAAGTGTTATGAAACTAACAGTATGCAAATCCTTCCCTTAAACATCTCTAGGAGAATTACAAAACGGTGTCTAAGAAATAGATGGTCTTTAGAAAAGTTTGAGGAAGAATCTATTAAACATTCCTTTCCCGTAACTCTTGATTATGGTCAGTGTCATTTATTTTTTCAAGAACATATTCATGGAAATGTAAATAATGATACTGATATTACTAGAGTCAGTATGGATATTAGGGTTCTAGTGCAAGGAGAACCCTATTACAGAAAATTACCTGGTGGATATCTCAGATTTCCCGGAGATTATCGTTCCGATATTTCGGAAGATAATACTGGGAGGCATTTTATTACTTATGATTGTTGGAGTAGTAAATATACAAAGAACATTCCACTTCCGATGCAGAGAGATGTAATTGATGCGTATTGTGAGAAAAATAAAATTAGTTATTCCGATTCTCAATTTGAAAATGAATACTTGGATTGGTGTCCATCTCTGCAACATTTTATTCGACAAAAACCAGCTGGTATTGTTATGTTGAGTATCTTTTCTCTCCCAGATAAAAAGAAGTGGAGAGATACTATTCTTAATCTGGCCTTAGAGAATGGTGTTGAACTTCATTTTGTTAATGAATATCTTGTTCTGAGAAACAGGAAGGATTTGCAATTAATTCAAAACTACTTAGAATTTTCCCCAGCATAATGTCACTAAGATATAGAATAGAACCAAAATGGGATGTAACCGAATTTTATCATTTGGATTATTTCCTCACAACCCATAAAGATTATGATCTTGTGGACAAGTATATAAGTTGTGGACATGAAAAAAACCACATGACTTTATATAACTGTCAAGAACCAAGTTATATGCCAACTTTTTTAAATGATTATGTGAAACTAAAGTTTCATTTTTTGAATAACATTGCTGTAGCTGTTAATTTATTTAAACCCGGA